ATGCTGATGCGCGAAAGTGCGCTGGCCCACACTGCTGCACGCTGGCTGCTTGAGGCTGAGGGCCATTGTGAGGCATCTGTTTACTGGAACGACGAGGAGACTGGCGAGCTTTGCCGGTTCCGACCGGACAAGTTCCTCAACGGCCAGCCCGTGGTAGTCGATGTAAAAAAGGTCGCTGATATGGATCGCTTCCCACGCCATGTCGAAGAGTTCCGCTATCACATGCAGGACGCCATGTACCGTGAAGGCTTTTACCGGCACTTCAACGAATACCCCATGTTTATCTTCATCGCCGTGAGCGAAACCATCGACTGTGGCCGTTACCCCACCCGCGTTTTCCAGCTCGAAGAAGAAGACACCGCCGCAGGCTTTGAATTGTTTCGCCGCAGCCTGGACACCTATCACGAATGCCGCACGACTGATAGCTGGGGCGGCATTGAAGAAATCACCCGCCCGGCCTGGGCGAAGAAAAAGGATCACTCATGAGCAACGAAATCATCCACGCCCCGGTTAACGAAGCCGAGACCAAAGCGGCCATCTTCAGTCCGTCAGGACTGCAAAAGCTACAGGCCTTTGCTGATGTTATGGCTAAGGGACGCGCCACAGTCCCGGCTCACCTCGCAGGAAGTCCCGCTGATTGCATGGCCGTGGCATTACAGGCTGCTCAGTGGGGGATGAACCCGTACGCCGTTGCTCAGAAAACCCATCTGATTAATGGCGTTCTTGGCTATGAGGCGCAACTGGTCAATGCCGTTATTACCTCTATGGCTCCAACAAAAGACAGGCTCCATTACGACTGGTTCGGCCCGTGGGAAAATGTCATCGGGAAGTTTGTCGAAAAGACCTCTCAGAAAGGGAATAAATATATAGCCCCCAACTGGAACATGACCGACGAGAAAGGCTGCGGCGTACGTGTCAGGGCGACACTCAAAGGTGAAGATGAACCACGCGTTCTTGAACTTCTTTTATCTCAGGCTCAGGTGCGTAACTCCACACTTTGGGGAAGCGATCCGAAACAGCAGCTGGCTTATCTGGGCGTAAAACGCTGGGCGCGCCTCTACTGTCCTGACGTCATTCTGGGCGTCTACACACCGGATGAGTTCGAGCAGAAAGAACGCATTGAACGCGACGTAACACCGGCCCGCACCCGGCAGGATTTAAACAATCTGATCAACCAGAGGGCTGCCCAACCGGCACAACCGGAAAGCGGTCAGGCACCGGATCGGATGCCAGAAGAACTGCTGAAAGATTTCACCGAAGCGGCCAGCAAAGCGTCAAGCATCGACGAGCTGGATAAGTTCTATAAATACGCTGCCCGCATGTTGGTTAATGATATCAAAAAGTTAAATTTAGCTACTGATGTTTATCAAGTTCGGCACCATGAATTAACCTCATCTGTTAGTTAAGAAAGAAGTAAAATTAATACAGCAGCCTTCCTTCTACAACTAAGCTTTTGAAATTTTGGCATATATTAAAAAGAAAACCTAATTTCTTAAAATCATAAGTTATTTTAATTAAATAACCACCAATAACTGCCGATGAAATAACTACGGGTAATTTTCCTGTATCTATTGCTGGGGGTTATTGTATGTATATAGACATTTATCAAAGTAACAAGAACAATAAAAAATTCATTGTTGTTCCATCCGGTTCGATTCTTGAAGTGAAAAACTTTGGTCCGGAAGCAATTGACTTTATTTCTTTCATGCCTTTTATTACAAAATTCTCTCTTGGCTTTGGGATTATTGGACTGAATGTGGATGAGGCAAGAAGTAATCTTTTACGTAAAGGTTTTCACATTTTCCTTTAAAGTTATGGTGATAATTTGTACAAGCTTATCAATTCAAACCACCCAAGCGGTGGTTTTTTTACATCCAAATTTCAGGAGTTAACCATGTGTGATATCGCAGATGAAGCTTTTGCATGTGAAGAATGGGAGCGCGAGCCGTCATGTACAGAACAACAAAGGAGAGTGGCATGAGCATTGAATGGGATGGTAAAGGCCTGCCGCCGGTTGGGTGTGAGTGTGAGTTAGTTAATTTCTACGGTGAGGATTATCCTGAATTCGTAGGGGAGCCTGGTGAGAAAGTTAAGATAATCGGAAATGGATTTACAAACGCTTGCCCTGTCGCGTTCTATGAAGCCGATGGCGGTCGGGGTGAAATGCTGGCGTATGCAGTTGCTACATGTTTTATCCCAATTCGCACCAAAGCAGAGCGCAGGCGTGAAGAATCAGTTCATGCTATGAATGCTGCATGGCGCGCACGCGCAGGTGAAGAAGATGACGGCAAGCTCAAGTCTATCTACGAAATCATCTATGACGCCATCACCGCCGGTAAAATCCCCGGCATAAGGCTGACCGATGACGCCGGAGACTGAAAACGCCCTGCGGTCAGTTGCCCGAAGTTGCAGAAAGGAAATCATCAGCACCAAGAAAGGCAAACCCAAATCAGAGTATGACCGCATTACCACCCTTTTGTTAGACAAATACACAAAACTAATCACCGCGCTGCCGCCTGGCAGATACCCGGCCCGCCAATGGCTGGTCTACTTCGTGCGCGTGGTGGATAAGGAGATGAAGAATGTCAGTTGAATTAATCGATAAGCGCCGTGCTGGCGAACGCATCAGAGACCTCGGCCTACCAAACGGAACGTGGCTCAAAGTCCTAGCTATCACCGGCATGAAAAAATTGATTGATACTCAGAACACCAACGATCCACTTCAGGTAACCGCAGCGAAAGCAAAAAAGATGGCTGCACTTATCGAGCCATGGACGCCGCCAGATGGTTGGGTAAACGGCAACGACCGAGAATGGCATGCAAAAATGAAAGCCTACCTCATTGAATTCTTGCTGGGCTGCAACGGCTTCCGCACACGCTAATCACCCTCCCCACATCATCGCAACCAAAGAGGCAGTATGGAAAATATAATCCAGCTCGTACCGGGCAAGTGGGTCGCTGAGTCTGTGCTTATTGCGATCACCGGAATGAAGAAAAACACCATTAAAGCGGCCCGTGATCAGTCATGGATGGAGGGCCGAGAGTACAAGCATGTGGCAGCAGATGGGCAGCCGCGAGATAACTCGATGTGTTTTTACGACTGGAGGGCTATCGAAAAGTGGATTGACCGTCAGCCAGCGGCGATCCCCCGTCGAAAATCTGCTTAAATGCAGAGACATTTAGCAAAGGAGAAAGCCCATGACGAAATACCCAACCGGAGTCGCCCCTAACAAGGGGCATCTACGGATATGGTTTATGTATCGCGGTTCCAGAAGGTGGGAAACGCTCGGCGTACTGGACACACCAAAAAATCGCAAGATGGCCGGGGAGATGCGAAACAATATTGTTTATCAGATAAAAACAGGCGTGTTTGATTACCGCTCAAGCTTTCCTGAATCCCGGATTTTTAAAAACGAATCCGTAGCTCAGGATACGGTAGTCACTCTCAGAGCCATTGCTGATACCTGGCTAAAGCTAAAGAAACCGGAACTGGCTCACAGCTCGTACAAAGCCTACGAGCGTCGGATCAGGGTAACGATTGAAATGATGGGGGAAAATTTAAACATCAGGAGCGTGAAACAGGAGGATTTTCTCAATCTGCGGAACGAACTTTTGACGGGATACCATGCGAATGGTAGGAATTATAAGGTGAGAAAAAAAGGCAGATCCGTCTCGACGGTCAACGGCAGTATGGGCGATCTGCTTGCCCTGTTCACATTTGCATATAGCAATGGTTATATCGCTGCAAATCCTATGGCAAATATTAAACCGCTTAAGAAATCTATTAAGCGCCCTGACCCTTTAACGCGTGAAGAATATCCGCGCTTCATCAAAGCCTGTAATACCCGACAGATTACCAATTTCTGGACACTGGCCATTATGACTGGTATGCGTCATGGTGAGCTGTGTGCGCTTGCGTGGGAGGACATTGATCTGGTCGCTAAAACGATCACAGTTGCCCGCAACCTAACCAGTGAAGGGCTTTTTACGCCACCAAAAACTGAGGCGAGCAATAACCGTGTAATTTGTCTGGTAGATGGCGCTATTCACGCTCTACAAGACCAGATGGAATTTACACGGCTATGTCCGCCTTTTGCTTTCGATTTTCATACACGTGAGTACGAAGAGCGGATCCCCGATCAGAAAACATTTGTTTTTAATCCATCCGTAGGCGCTGTGAATGGCAATTACGGCGCACATTACTCAGTCGATTCGATTGGCCAAACGTGGACAACAACGCTAAAGAGAGCCGGACTTCGCCACAGGAAAGCGTACCAGTCCCGACACACCTATGCATGCTGGTCACTTGCTGCCGGAGCAAACCCCAACTTTGTAGCAAATCAAATGGGCCATACTGATGCACAGATGGTCTATCAAGTTTATGGCGCCTGGATGCAGGAAAACAACACCGAACAGATCGCCATGCTAAACCATAAACTCAATGAGTTTGTGCTACAGGTGTGCTCCACCCAGAAGACCGCCTGAAAAAGATATTATATATCAGCAATTTAAATATCTACACCTGCATATTCATCATTTCCTGATAGGCGCTGACCAGCTTGTTACGCACCTGAATGCCCATCTGCATGGAAACAGAGGCTTTCTGCATATCCACCATCACATCGTTCAGGTTAACGCCGGGTTTACCCATCTCGAAGTCCTGCGCCTGCGTACGGGCTGCGTTCTGAGTATCACTGATTTTATTCAGCGCTTCTTTTAACTGTCCTGCGAAATCTGACTGACCTGCTGCTTCATTACTCTGACCACTCGCCTGAAGTGCTGCGGTCTGTAACTGCTGCATTACGCTCTGAATGCCTTGAATTGACATGGTTTGCCTCGATAGGTTTATGACAACGATTTTTGTTGATGGAAAACTTAACACAATGTCAATAAGACAAAGCCGCTAAATGAACGCAAAAATCATGGCTTATCCACCCATCGAAATTTGCGTTTCGACAAATAATGGCAGCCATCAGAGTTGAACAAATTTTTAGTCAGTACATCAGGGAGTCAGATTTGTTACGACACTACACGAAACAGTCCGGTCAACTGTCAGGCGGGAAAGAGTCATGAATGCAACTGTCACGCAGGATCAACCAGAGAAGAAAGGTTTGAACGACCT